TCCTCCACCTCTAAAACTGGAACTTTTTTGGATCTCATATTTTCGATTTCCTGCTTTGCCGCAAATAAACTGGTTCGTAAAAACTTAGTACTTTTGGTGAGTTCTGCAATCTTGGAGTGAAGTTCGGCATTTTCAGACCCCATGAAAGCAAGCGATGCCCGCTGCTTCTTCATCTTCGCATCAAATTCGAATGAGTTTTGATTTCGGAGATCTACAATTTCATTTTGAAGGGCTAATATGGTTGCCTTCTTTCTTTTAATCCTATCATCTCGCCTTTCAATCTTCTGTTTGAATTTTGACTCCAGATTGAAGGTACCAGTGGATTCCTTCCGAACGCGGGACGTAGATTTTTTCACCATTTTGGTTTTTTGTAGAACCTAATCAACTTAGGTTGGTTATAGGTATACCATAGCCCAACTCCTCCACTACAGGGTCATTTTTATAGTCTGTATTGTCGTGAGTTCTTTGTTTTGAAAATATTACAACTCATTAACTAATTTATCTAACTGTTCATTTGATCGTATCTCAATCAAATCATTCTTTGCGTCTTTGTACGAAAACCACCATCCTTGATACGAATTTCTATCCTGATCTCCTTGGGGTGTAATCACTTTTTTCTCACACAATTCATCAAAACGAATACGACTGAGAAAGAACCAATGAATATCTTTGTAACCGATACCACAAAACAACAAAAATTTCCAAGGGTGATTTGGTTCAATGTGTTGCCATTTCCAAGAACGATCCTCGGGATCCCAATTACCCCCAGATTTTTGTTCAACCTTGTATCCCGATGGTTTGTGAATTTGATCGTACCCCGATTTCTTCTTGGTATCACCTTTATGTCGTTTACCAAGTGATGGGAAAAATGCTCTAGCGTAATGTTCACACTCAGTTCCCATACTCTGTCCCCCACATCTATTGATGAAATGCATGATTTCCTTCGGTGCACCAGCGTTCTGATACCTTTCAATTTGGGTAGCCTTAAGCACCCTTGACGCCACAAACCTTGAAAGGGTAGAATTCATACTTACTGTATTGTCGATAATAGTTGTAAGTACCTCAGCGGCAATGATTTCGTCTTCAGACATATTTAAAGTTATCGGTGTATATTCAGACATGATGGAGTCTCGTGTGATTAATGATGATTTACTAAAAATCACCCCCGACTTAGGTACAGAAAGTGCTCAAATTGTGATCGCAGATCCTCCCTATAATATTGGAAAAGACTTTGGAAACAAGAGTGATAAACAGCCGATGGGTGAGTATCTTAAGTGGTGTGACGATTGGATCAAGGAATGTTTACGAATTTTACGCAAAGATGGTACAATGTTCATCTACGGCTTCAGCGAAATCCTGGCTCTCATCCTAGCTCGTATTCCAGAAGAAGTTAATAGACGGTGGGTAGTGTGGCACTACACAAATAAAACAACTCCATCACTCAATTTCTGGCAACGTTCCCATGAATCTATTATTGTTCTATGGAAAGATTCAAAGGTGTTTCATAGAGACGACGTCCGAGAACCATACACCCAAGGATTCGTGAATGGCGCTGCTGGTAAAACACGTAAAGGAACAAAGGGACGCTTTTCCAAAGAGGGTGCAGCTGATACAACGTATACGGCACATCCCGGTGGTGCTCTTCCTAGGGATGTTATCAAAATACCAGCTCTAGCTGGGGGTGCTGGAAAGAATGAACGCGTGGATCATCCCACCCAAAAGCCATTGGAGTTATGTGAAAAGCTTCTAAAGTCATGTAAACAGCCACCAGAAAACGGTTATGTTTTTGTACCATTTGCGGGTTCTGGTAGTGAATGTGTAGCGGCGAAGAAGCTTGACCTACCTTACATTGGTGTAGAAATCAATAAGGAATATTGTGATCTTATTCACAATCGTATAAGTGGTATTCCATAATCCAATTCTTCAAGGATTGGATCGTTTTTGTAGTCTATTTTGTAATACACCTTTTTAATTCCACTACTGGCTAGAGCCTTGTAGCAGTTGAGGCATGGATAATGTGTCACGTACGCCACACAATCATCAATGGAGGCACCCCTCTTCGCCGCATCCGTGATTGCGTTAATCTCTGCATGTATCGTAGCCTGTTCGTGTCCATCCCTCACAATGGACTTGTGTTCACACCCACCTAGAAATCCATTATAGCCCATACTGATGAGGCGGTTGTTCTTCACGAGGACACACCCCACTTTCAGTCGATTACACGGAGATCGAACAGAGGCGAGATCTGCGACGTTTATAAAGTATTCATCCCACGTAATGCGATCAGTCATTACGAACCTAAGTAAATGTATTATTCATTTATTTTTTAAGTAAAAACAAACATGACGACTCTCACCGATTTCGAACACAAGCTCGATACTCTCATCAAGACGTACCCGGATGGGGTGCCTCGTGATGAAATGAACGAATTTTTTGAATACACGATTGAAAACAAGGATGTCCTTCTTTACGGGGTGAGTGATGAACTACTCTATACCGTATGTGATAAAGCCTATGAAGACAACCGTTTTCGTACATACAGTGAGACCATTAATGGTCTTATCGAAGAGTTTAGGGAAGCGAATCCGAGTCCGGCTGCCACCGCGAACAAACAGTTCGAAATGAATAATTCGGTGAGGGAGAATGCTGTATCTTGGGCTGAAAAAGCCGCAGCTCAAGATCAGAGGGAGTATCTAGTATCTAACACACGAATCATGGATATGATGAAAGAAATGATGGAACATTCGGACAAGATGGTGAGTGAATCCGAGAAAAATCAACCCATTGTGGATAAAATCTTCACACTCAAGTTTGCACCCGAGCCAGTGAAGAAACCTAGTATGTATGAGCGCGTCTTAGGATGTTTTAAATTAACGTAAATCCTTATCAGCCGTGTAGTACGTCTTCCCCTTAGTGGCGAAACTATGAACTCTCGCGTACCCCCACGCTTGTGGAGAAGCTCCCGGACGATGCCCGGTTCTCCACGCAGCGAGTCCCCTATTGTAGATGGTCTTCACGGTCTTTAGAGGAATCTTAGTAGCCTTAGCAATTTCAGGGAGGGATTTGGCTCCCGGATACATTTTCCTAAATCTCTGGGTGTAGGAGGAAGTCTTTGTCTTTTGTCCCTTGTCCGTCTTGAATCCTTTATAGTCTCGCTTGAGCATTTTCTTATAACGCGTCTCAACTTCCCCGAGAGTTGTAAGCCCCCTGAAATATTTGAGTGGTGCATATATCTTACCTTCGGTTTTACGCAGTTGTCCAACCTTCTTGGTGATGGCTGCATCGCTGAGAGGCATCTTATTTTTTAGTGATATTTTTTATCACATAGAATAGAAATGGGACGAACGTGTTCTCTGATGATAACCGATAATACTAGACCTAAACACATTGATTTATTTTTCAACAGTGTATGGGGTAGGTACGATGAGCCAGTTAATCTGGAATTAAATACAGTACATTGTAATAATATATCTCTAAGAAGGATTCTATCTATGAAGAAGGTACTGGATCATCATAGACCAAACTCTCGCAAGTATGTGGAAAGTAGTACGATCGTAGTTGGATCGCAAATCGCACGTAGGGTCTTACAAGTTGGACTATTTCTTGTTAGACCCGAGAAACCCGTGTTTATTAAGGTCGCCCCATGAGTTTCTTCACATGCTCCACGAACGTCTCCCCACGATGAGATTCCGGGAACGTTTTGAAGTACAACGTAAATACGTCTGTACCATTTAAATGAACGTGGAGGAGATAAATCAAGAACACCACGACGTTGAATATCGCATCCTCTGTGTTCAAAAGAGACCTGGTTGGATCTTTTACATAACTGAGTAATGCAAATAGGATCTCCAACCCAATTATAACCACCCGTTTAGACCAGTGATAATCACTTGTAAATCTAATAGATGTGGTGTACACAGCAACTCCAACCGCTAATAATAGAGGTAATAAAGGAGAATAGGGATTAAAACCCAAATAATATGATACGGATAAAGCCCACAACCACCAACTAAACACAAGACTCTTCTTCCTCATCTATCTTCACTTGAGATATTTTATAGCCGACGCGATACTGGAATATATACACTTTCCAAATCTAACGCGCCCCGTCCTAGGATTGTAGTAACCCCTGTGGCCGTTGAAGATACATTTGTGAAGTTCACCCATATAAAAAATACAAGATTATAATAATCAGGTGAGATGGGGTTGTCAATAATTATGGGAAATATGTTTTCAGGTAAAACATCTGAACTGATTCGTCGACTTAAGCGTCTGAAAGTTATTGGAAAAGAGATTTTGGTCATAAATTCTTCCAAAGATACCAGATCCCCTGATGAAGTTCTTAAAACGCACGACAATGTCAAATTTGACTGCTTCAAAACCTATGATCTTTTTGATGTCACGGATACTTTATCCTTTCATGATGCCGATATCATAGCGATAGATGAAGCACAGTTCTTCCCTAGATTGAAGAAGTTTGTTGAGTGCTGTCTTTACTGTGAAAAGAGTGTAATTATAGCAGGCCTCGATGCTGACTCTTTTCAAAGGAAATTTGGTGAAATTTTAGACTGTATCCCACTTGCTTGTGACGTCACTAAACTTTCGGCTTTGTGCATGTGCTGTAACGACGGAACTCCTGGACCCTTCACAAAGCGTATGGTGGCTGATAAAACTCTAGAACTCATTGGTGGGAGTGACATGTATAGCGCAGTTTGCCGAAAACACTTATAATTTCAAAACACTATCAGATATATTACGCGCCATCCTACGAAACCAACCTAATGGGGTCACTGAATCATTCTCATATAATGGAATAATTAGAGATATACGAGTGCACCCATTTTGTTGCTTAGAAACTGAATGTTTAACATCACTACCATTGTATATCACACCCTTACCAGCTTTACTCTCGTTAATTTTGACTTTATCGTTACGATCCTTAGTCATGAGATGTGATGTATTACATTCACTCGTGTATATGTTACACACATACGTCTTTCTCTTACCACCAGTAAAATTGTTGTCGAAGTGCCAGTCAATGTAGTGACCACTTTTGTTGTACAGTCTCAGGAACCAACAGTATTGTTCATTTTTACAGTCAGCTGGTTTCGTTTTATCATTTCTAATCTTAGATACATATTCATCTATCAAGTTGAATACTTGTGGTAATTTTTCCTTAATTGTACCCCGAGTGATCTTGTAACCTTCAACTGCACCCGATGTGGATTTATTACCGTGGTTTTGTGCGATGTGTATGATGTCATTTACGTATGGATTTAGACTGTTAGATATTGTACTACAATCCAACTCCTTAAACTTACCACTCTGAGCTGGTTTAAGATATCCATTCCATAAATTCAGAATAAACGGTAGCAGTATTACGAACAATATGATAAGTATCGTTCTAATCTTCATATAATACAATGTCATTTTTTTTCATCTCCTAAAATCTTTTGACATCTAGAATAAGTACTACCCGTTTACTGTATCCAGTTTTGATAACTTCATGGTATCTTGAGTGATCAAATAAGAAATCTTGACCCTCACGATGGACGTGTGGCCCTCTTTCTGTGTACAAAGTACAATCACCATTTCCAAGTATCGTAAGATGATATCTAAGTAAATGATTCGTCTCAGCTCTATGAGGTGATAGAGTCATAGGAGTATCCATAACTGCGAACGAAGCCGTAGACTCCTCAATAGAGGGTATCTGTCTAACAAGACTTTTGAGTTTGGGGAACTGATCAAAAGAGTACCGGTAATAGTTATCATTTTTGTCAAACCAAGGATCTACGTCATGATACATAGTCTTCTCTAAAGTTTTTGAAACTTCTTCAAACTCTTCACGTATCTGCTTATAATGAGATTTGATTAACCATAGACCTTTAAATTTCCAGGGTGAATATGTGGGTGAATGAGCTATAATATCTATCAGAGTATTTCTCATACCCACAAATGGTCTTTTCCAGTTGTGGAAGTATAATCTATCTACAGGTAATTTCATGAAATCGTGACAGATCAATACAAATGGAATTCCAACCAAGTACCACATTATTTTCTCTATACATAATAAATGCCAGGTTATACCCCAAAGACCTCTATGTATGCCCCCGCCCCCACCACCGAAACTAAGGAGATGAAGGATCGTTTCACTATGCCCGCCATCCCCCAACTCACCATCGTTCAGATGATCATCGCCGGTGTTATCATCGCGTATGCTTTCACTGCTCGCAAGATTAAGGGTGTCGTTGTTGCGACTCTCGCCCTTACCATTGGTCTGCTCCACATGTACGACCACCTCTACCGTGTGAAGCGTGGTCCTGAGAAGCTCTTCCTCTTTCCCGGTGACGACAAGAAGGAAAACTACTGCGCCACTGGTGCCTGTGGTTGCGGTAAGTAAATTATATTTGTAGATATTAAGTATGCGCGTCAAGATTGTTCGCAGCCCCAATTCTAAAAAGAAATTCAGGGCAATTTTAGAAGACGGTAAAACTGTTGATTTTGGTGCAAGAGGATATTCAGACTACACCAAACACAAGACTCCCTCACGTATGCGTTCCTATGTATTACGTCATGGAGGTCAGATACCTAAACGTATTATAGCAGAGAGAGATCCCAATAAGATTCAGAACCTAATGTTAGACGTCAATCGGAGTGACAAAGAGGATTGGAAAATGAGCGGTATCAACGGGGCCGGTTTTTGGTCACGTTGGTATCTCTGGAGTTTTCCAACTACTGGAGGTGTCAAACGGTTTATGTCTAACAGATTTGGGATACAGATCGTTTAAATTCTTGGAACTTTTCAAAAAAGTGTATAATTAGAACGAGACGTTTATATAAATCTAAACCTAATTCAAATTTAACTAGATCTTGTATGGAATCAAAGTAGACTAGGTCTACATCTTCCACATCATGCATTTTTTTAATGTAATTGTTAAGAGTGTATTGTATGCTATCAAAATTATCACCTTCCCATTCTCTCAAAATGTTCTTAATATGTTCCAATTCAAGATGTTTTGACAGAGTGTTTACCACACACAACTTGGAGATGTGTACTAATTTTTTAGATGTGTCACCATCTATTTCACGATACCACATTTTTCTCATATGAGTACGATTTTTACCATCGTCTTCTTTTACACTTTCAGAAAAATTGGATATGAGTATTTGTGCTTTCTCAATATTTTCATCGTTCATGATCCAATTATTCGCGAGGTCTTTTAAGTTTTTTATGTTTAGGTCTTGTTCCTTTGACTGACAGAAACATCCTAAACCCATACTACTATCATATCTATATTTTTTAAGCCTTACGCGTTCGCGGGCTTGTTGTTGGGCTTCGCGTTGTTGGGCTTAGCATTGTTGGCGGGCTTGTTGTTGCCATTGTTGGGCTTAGCATTGTTGGCAGGCTTGTTGTTGCCATTGTTGGGCTTAGCGTTGTTGGCGGGCTTGTTGTTGCCATTTGTTGGGCTTGGC